ATATTCGACCATCCACTCGTTAAAGTTGCATTATGCGCCCTGATCCTGTAATAATAAGGCTGGTCAGAACTAAATTCACCTTCCAATAAATCATTTAGAGTTGTTATTCCACCCCGTATTGTAGTTTCCCCGGTAAAATCAGGTGTTATTGAATACTCAATTTCATAAGTCAGAGCCCTTGTAACCACTTCCCAGTTAGATGTAAAGGAGACAGTACTTACTTCAGTGGCTGGTAGCGCAACCGGAGCCGGCAATGTATCTACTGGCACCTCCGATGAGGTACCTTTTTCAATTATTGTAATCTCTGCTTTATCTTCATTATTTTTCTTTTTCAGGGACAATACATAACCTGAAATAGTTTCGCTAAATGTCACGTAACCATTTGGATTAGCGGAAAATACCTCTAAATCTGTTAGCGTGAACAGACACTCAATAGTATGCTTAATTGGTTTGAAAATAGGAGCCGTAAGGCTGGAAACTGCAATATCATCACTCTCTTTTAGACCGGTTAACCCATCACCGGTAGTTTCCAGGGAATTGGATTTGTCCGTTTTTTGGAATTTTAAAACACTCGCCTGCGCATCTGCTTTACTCATTCCGGAACTGATCACATTACCATGCCTGAGAAGCATCCGGGTAGGTGTGAAATACCGATTTAATAAACTCTCACCAAATAGACTGGATTCATTTTCAATAGTTATATTTTCATTTGTTTCCGGGATCCAATCATGCGTTCCGTCACGTTGTGTTTTTATAATGAATTTATCAGAATCTCCTTTTTTATCCACGCTTTCATCACTGGCAAGCGGGTTTGCAATATTGTCCAGTATTCCCTTCGTGTCACCCCTTAAAGCTGAAATGTTTTCTAACTTCGTGGCAGTTGACATTATTGTCGTGCGCTGATTTGTTGTGTTCGGTTCAGCCCGACCATTAGCACTCAAATATTCAAAATTATCAAAACCGCTCTTTATGTCCGAAGGAACCAGCTCCGGCATCACCTGGGATTGTATGTCATATTTATTTATCCTTTCGGAGAGCGGCGGATCAAAAACGATCTCAGTGTTCTGAAAATAATGTGCATACTCCTCTATTCTTAACCTGTACTGAGTTTCACCAATTAGTTTTTCAATTGAATATCCAATGTTCCATATCGCTTTAGCACTTGCAAATAAATCTTTGAAATTTAGCGTCAATGAACCGTCTGCAAGCAATAACCCCCTCTGATTTAATCCGCCCTGGATATGTGCAAATCTCAATTGATTTTCTACTGTATAAGCATCAGATAAATTGTATAATACATCAGCCCGACCAAAGAACTCAGAATAAAATGGGAATTGAACGTCTAATATATGCCTTAATACGCTCTCAAAGGCTTCATAGATAGGATATCCCTCTGTTGGTGTCGCTGATGCGGATGCTACTGACTGTGTAATATCAACGAATTGAATTATTGTATTAGCGTGATACGTGGCATTAATGCCATTTGACATTACCACGAGTTTCAGGTCATTACCCGCTGATAGTGTGATATCTACCGATCCTATATTGCTGTATTGTCTTTCGTGTATCCCGAATTCACCAAGATCATAAGTGTTAACTGCCGCCCCGGGGGAATCAGTTTCAATAAGTTGTAAATACCATGTTGGAGATCCGGCATACCTGTTAGAGACATTTATGGGAATATTATAATAGATGTGAAAATCATAATCGTAAAGAGCAGTTTTGAAAAATGCCGGAACATTCGCCAATGTTTGCTGTGTTGTAAATACCACTGTCTGCGCTTCTGCAAACTGACTACTTTGCTTGACCAGGGGAATTGACGAATATGTGATAACTCCGTTTGTGTGACCAAATTCATTAACTTCTAACTTGCTAAGTTTAGCACTGTAAAAAACATTTACAGCATTATAATACAATCCTTTCTTTAAAGCAGGATAATCGGTTATCGCAACCCCTCCGACTGAAACAAGTTTTGTAATATCAACCTCGGTATCTTGTCTATTGTCTAATTTAGTCTGGATAGAATTATTAACGGCTTTTACCCTGACCCCAAAAGCAAAGGACCCGACTTTGACAATCTCATAGAAATTAAAGTTTACATCAAAACTATTTGGAAACTCTACATAATCCCGGGTTGAAGATTTCCACCAATAAACATGTAGGGTACATTTTGCATTTAATTCATATGTTTCAAAAAGACGTTTCAGGAATGCGCCGCTACTGCCAATAAAAGTTAATGAATCACAAACGAATGAAGTAAACACCCCTCCAACTTCCAAATCTCTTTTTATCTCTAAGGTCCCGGATTGCCATTCAAGGGGAGGAGGCTTGCAAATACAAAAATTAGCAAATGAGTCTATCAATTTGAGGATATACTTTTCAGGCGTTGTACTTTGGATATTTGTGGGCCAATCCATAATTAATTTCTGAGTAATCTGTTTAAGTATACATCCTGATGATTTGAGTTGCCTTGTCCAATGGGCCGGTAATCCTTATCATAAATCATAACCGGTTTATTCCTGATTGCCTTTTCAACACTATTCAGGCTATTGATTATCCGCTGATCTGACATTTGATAGGTAGTCGAAGTACTGCGAAAGTCAGCCATTTTCATCATTTTCTCAGTTTCCTTATTAGGGTAAATCTTTGCACCTAAAAACTTATTCCCTTCAAAATAGGTAGGTTTTTCAGCCAGAGCCACGGCCCCGGATTTGAGTTCCATCAATTCCCTACCAGATTCCCCGAAGATGCCTTTAATAGGTGCGGACTCGGTTCCTTTTGCAAACTTAGGAATAGGTTGGGCGGCGACTAATGCAGCCTGTATAAGACCCTGTGCGATTGCCATTGCAATAAGCGGAACATTTAACGGAGGCGGTAATGATGCAGCGGCCTTTGTTGCTGATACTGCTGTATTAACCGCTATATTAAATAGGGCTTGTAGTTTCTCTGCCTTTGCCTGTTTGGTTTTTATAACAGCTGCTTTTTTATCAAATTCAGCATTAATCTTGTCTTTTTGTTTTGCCGTCAAGTGTTCATTATCGAGTTTTGCATTTCGCTCTTTCTCCAAATCACTCATTTGCTGATCTAACTTCGAGGCATTAAGTTTAAATATACCATTAACAACCTCGGCTGCAAAATCAATTTCCATGTCATGCAGTTCTTTTGCCCGGTCCTTATCCTCTTTTGCAAACTTTTCTTTGATCTTTTTTAGCCCTATCTGCTTTTCTTCTTCTGTAAGCAGGGCAAATTCCTTTGAAGATTGGAATAGTTTTATCTCATCTTCTAAACCGGATTCTCCCTGGATGCCGTATTTCTTACGAAAGTCAATCAACGCCTTGCCAGAACTTTCTTCGAGTGCTTTTTTGCGTTCATTATACTGCTCAATAGTTATTTCCTCTTTTTTCAACTCGTCATCAAGGGCTGCGAATTGTTCAGCATATCCGGCATTAATATTTTTTAAGTGCTCATCTTTTTGCTTTAAATTAATTTCACCAAGTTTTATATTATGAGATAATTGTTCCTGCTCAATGGTCTGGTTTATATTATCGTTAATCTTCATCTCATCGGCTGATAATCTGTTTTTTACTATCAGTTCCTTTTGAAGATCTGCTTTTCGGTTTTCAAACCTTGCATTCTCAGCCTGTTTTTCCCTCGCGTACTGATCTGTTGAATTCTGAGCCGTTGCAGTCAGTAAATCCTGTTTAGTCTTTAATAACAGATCATGAGTTTTATTTTCGCTGTCAATCTCTTTTTTCTGAATGTCTAAAAAAGCCGCTTCGTATTCTTTACTGCCTTTTTCATAGATGTTAACTTTCTCTTTAGCATATTTCTTTTCCTGATCCATGAGCTCCTGTTGATACTGAGCGTCTGAGGTTGATCCGGAAAGATGACGTTTATTTATTAATCCTATTTCTTTATTATTGGCAGATTCAGCATTATCAAGTCGTTTTTTAGTTGCATCTTCCTGATCCTTTTTCGCTTCGTCAAGCAGTTCCTTTCTGAATGATGCTGCGCTAATCTGAATACGACGAGTCTCCCTTTCAAAATCCCCGTCTTTTGCGATATCTTCAGCCTTCATTTTTTGAAGTTTCTGGATATCATCCTCATTTTTATTGTAAAAATCAGCGAAAGCAGCGTCTTTTTTCTTTTCCGAGTCGAGTTGTTTATCATCAATAAGGAGCCATTTTTCAAGTAGAGCCTGTTTAGACTCTATGGTCATCCCGTCAATCGCTATTTTAGATGCCAAATTCTTAACTTCTGCCTGAGTTGTTTCTTCTGCAAAACTCTTTTCCAGTAAATTGAGCTCTTTTTCTTTTGCCATTAAAGTCTGAGACAGTTCAATACGTTTTGTTACTGACTGGATAGTTCCATCATCAGCAACTTTCATACGCATTTGATTCGTTAACTTCTCAATCTCATTCCGTAAAGTCGCAGCCCTGACTCCTGCCGCTGACTGTCTGTCCTTAATGTCGTCTATTGTCTCAGCATAGGTCTGACCTGCCTTGAATGTTTCTTCCAGCTGTTTAGCCAACCCCCCAAATGCTGCTTCGCCGTTCTTTTTAATATCCTTAAAATCTAACCGGAGAATTGACCAAATCAGTTTACCAAAACTCGCAAGCCTGTCAACCAGGATGTCAACTATATTTTTGAGCCCTTTAAAAACTCCTGCAATCTTTACAGCCCCTTCGTCGGTTGATTTAAAGGCATGGAATAAGCCTCCTAATATTGCAACCAAAGCAGTAATACCAAGTACAAGCCAGCCTATTGGAGTAGTAAGAATTGTCTTCCCGACTGCTTTCAGGGTTGCACCAAAACCCAACGTAGCGCCTTCAGCCGTTGCCATTCCTGCCGTTGTAGTTGCTGCGAATCCTTTAACCTCGGTTGCTGCTTTTGCAGCTGCATTGCCTGTTACCTGGCCAAATTCATTAAGTACTTGCGTAGCCTCCGAAGCCTTTTTACCAAATCCTGTTACGTTCGTTGCCCCGCCTTTAAGAATGTCGTTTACCTTAGTCATTGTCTGATGAAAACCCTGGACGGTAGTCGCGGCTCTGCCGATAGGACCCGGCATTGACTTATAAGCCTCCAGGATGGATTGAGTGTAGTTACCTACATTCATCTTGTTTTTTACAAGTTCGCTGGAATTGGCCTTTATAGTATCTGTATTTTTATTTATTGTATCATTAATCTCTTTATTACGTTTCGCACCTTCGACCGTTTCGAGATTTAATTTCCGTTGTTCCGCATAGAGTAATTTATTATGTGCTATCAGCTTCTCAATACTCCCAGCTGCGGCATTTTCAAAGGAAATTTTATTTTTAGTCTCTTGAGTGGTTTGCTGAATTGCTATCTTTCTTTTTATTTCTTCATTAAGGCTGCCGGACTGAATATCTTTTAGTTTTTGTTCACTTGCAACGAGGTTTTTATCGATAGTTTCTTTTTGTTTTAATTCATCATTGGTCTGTTTCTGTAACTTGGTTATATTTTCAAGGGAGACGGCACCCTCTTTGAATGATCTTGAAACATCATCAGAGGCTTTCACTACCCGCAAACAGCTATCTACTATCTTATTTAAGGTAGTATCAACATCGGTAAGTCCTTTGTAAATCTCTTCTATTTGTACTATTTCACTCGACTTGCTCATTTCCTGATGTCTTACTCATCTTCACCCGCTCCTCAGCTATTGCCTTCAATTCAATAAATGTTATCAATCTCATTGATTCATTATAGGGCTCTGACATATAGTTAAATACTGAATAAATGACCTTTGTTAGTTTGACTTCTTCTTCTTTTTCTTTTTCCGGGTATAGCTCCTGATATTTATCAATCTTATGTTGTACATAATCTTCAAATTCTTTGAGGTTTTCAGGAGTTTTTATCTCAATTCCGGTATGTTTTTTTACCTCTTCCAATACCCTATTCAATTGTTCTGATTCTTTATAATCCTTGCCGATTAGAAATTTATCAGCGTTTACCATGGCTCTTATATTAACCTCAGCATATATCGCTTTGTAAAGTGCATCCAGGAGTAATAATCTCCGGTAACTAAGCAGTTTATCAAATTCAGTTTGAATATCTTCAATAGCACTCCCGATCAGTTCAAATATTTGCTTTGTAAGTTTTTCAAGTTTGGTCCGGTATAACCACAATGGGACAAACCAATACTTTTTCAGACTGTCAGCTTTTCGTGTCGCATCTAAAAGAATAATGTCCCTTAACCGGATCTCATGAATCTCTTTAAGCACTGGTTTAAGGATTAATTAAGTAGTAATCTGATTAATCAACTTATAACCGTGTAGTTTGCCTGAAGTCAGTTTAATACTGGTTATGATATACCCGGCAGCACGATAAATAACATTGCCAAAAAGCTGGTCCGATGCCCCGGTTAAAATAAGCGGAGATATGTCAACCTCAGCCGATCTTATTTCAGCAAGGGTAGTGACTTCTGACTTAACCGCTACTCCTTTAATTGATTCAATAACCGCATTATCAGTAATATTATAGCCCCATAACAACTTATCTTCTACTGCAGTTGTTCCGGTAATGTCGAACGTCCCGCCCCGGGCGAGCATCTCTGAGAAAAACCCATCAAATTGTAAAATCATTTTATTAAATATTAAGTTTAGAATACTTTTTTTAAATAATCATTAATCATTATGCTATTTTTGTCATTCCTTTATTCCAAGGTATTTGGCCTTTATGTGCTTTGCTCATATTGTTTCTGCCAATTTCAGATTTCGTATGATGCGTACCAAGTGCGTTTTTATTCCCTTTATTTTTGATACTCAATAATTTTATCGTTTCTTCTGTATGTTTTTTACCAATCCGTGATTTACTCATTTTTCTCTTTGTTTCATTGGACATTTGCTTTGCAGCATCACTTAGTTTTTTGCGCGTTTCTAATGAAGGATGTTTGCCATAATTGTGGTTTTTTCCCCTTTATGTAATTCAGACAATTTTCTTTTAGTTTCATCTGAATGTTTTCTGTTTTTGCCCTTTGCGCTGATCTTCTTCCTATGTTCATCTGATAATTTAATCCCAATTTTAGCAAGACTCATTTTCCTTTTAGCTTCTTCAGACATTTTAATTCCCAAATGACTATTCGCTTTTTGACATATATTAAACCACGGATTTAAAGAATCAATAAAGAACTGTTCAGTTTTAATTAAATCTTTTTTATCACAACTAAGTAATACAGAAAATTGCAAATCGGATTCCCCATATTTGTTATAATGATTTTGTAATTTATTATTGGAATGTTTATTTCTTCTTAATCCATGTAAGTGACAACACCATCTATTACCAATAGATACTGCACTTCCAATATAGATTCTTTCTGGTTTTATTTTTGATTGAATTTGATACAGTCCACTATATTTCATTTAAATATATTTTTTAGGTAATCCTTTATAATAGCAGAATTATTCACCGCCCGCGCCTTCGGCTGATTATCAGGAGAAATACCAAATATCTTTTGCCCGTAATTACCAGCCAGGTATTTAGTTTTATAGTCCTTTGATCCTATGAAATAGCTTTTTTCATCAGGCATAAAAAGAAACATTTCACGCTGAAAATCACCGGTCACAAAGAAGTCAGGTTTTTTCTTACCTGTTCTCCTGGCATATTGCTTACTCAGATACTCCGATCCTGTACTTTTATGAATCAATGGGTTGCCTCCTGAATCCTGATGACTTAACATTTGTTTCCTGTTAAGATCAACATTAAGTTTTTCAGGTTCCACGACACGAATCACATTTAGCTCAAAATCTTTAAGCCACTGATTGGACCGTTTTTGTATTTCCAGAATTCTACTCATTTGCTAAGTTGTACAACTGATATATCAATATAAAACTCCTCATCTTCAAATCTTTGCCATTCTCCATGCCTATCGCCTCTATTGAGATTAATAATATAACTATGCCTATTCCCGGGAAGTATTGTATAATGTATTTTCCCTTCAGGTGTTAAAGTGACAATTCCAGTAAGGTACTTTTGAAATTCCTTTATCATATCTTGTTCATCTTTGGGATTGTCACACCAAGGAACGGCTACAAGGTCTAAATCTCTATCCATACTGCCATTAAGTAGCAAATTATATCCATAATGTTCAGCTTCAGCTTTTAATTGAATATAAAATAAAGCGTAAAGTCCGGGCTTTATCTTGATTGGCTTGTTGTTTATTCCTTTCATAATCTTTTAAACAAAAGAGGGGTTATGAAAAACAACCCCTCTATGTCAGTTAAGCGTCTCCGCTTTTCTCTTTTGCCCTGGGGATCTTTACACCCAGAGCCTTTCCTATTTCTTCAGGGGACTCCGTGACATTCCCTTTGAGTGAGTGCTCATAGAAACTAAGAAAATCCTTCCATGACCATTTATCCCACTCGGAATTTTCGTTAATATCTACCTTTCCGAATTTCATCAGACAGGGATATTAAGGACATTACTCTGATAGGTGACATGAGACGCGGCAATTGTTTCGGCCTGTATCTCAAAATCTCCGGTGAGCTTTGCAGCACTGTTCAGGAATGTAAGAGTATAGACCCCTGTGGCCGCCATTGTAGCAGAAATAGCCGTACAGGCTCCGCCCGCATCAGTTGAAACAGAAACAACAGCCCACTGAGCAGTCGTGGTAAATCCAGCATAAGGCAGCCCGGTAACCCGGTGAGTTGCTTTTACAACAACCGTTCCGCCTAAGCTCTCATAAGCTGTCACAACTTCGATATTAACACCAACCGGAACGCTCTCGGCAAGTTCTGCACGGCTGAATGACGGTTTAATTGTGATCTGATTCTTAGCCTGTTCCACATCACTGAATCTAACATCAAAGGCGCATGCTTTCTGCTTACCGTCACCGCCAGCTTTCGGGAATGCATAAGTAAGGTACAAGTGTCCGTTAAAACCGACTACCAGACCTGCAGAATCAAGCGTTGCAATGATATTACCATTTGCCAGGATAAGCACAAAGTCAAACTCTTTTCCGTCAGCTCCGAACCATGTCTTATAATCCTCGTGTGACATAAAGCCCCAGGCTGTGAATTCCGGTTCAAAGTCTTTAGTCTTTTCAGAAAACCCGGTGTTTGCAGTTGTGAACTCCGGCGCCGGAGTCTTTTCCTCAAAACCCCTGGCAAGGTCAATATAAATTCCCTTGATAGCTGCCGTGGTAGCGGGGTTAATATGTGCCTGCCACCCTGCGAGCGTTTTCGCATCGGTAAGTGCAGTAGTAGTTCCTTTGTTAAGTACGATCATCGCCTTAACATCTTTCAATAGCTCCTGGCTTAATCCATTGCCAGCATATTTAAAAGTTCCCATAATAAATTATTTTATCATTAATACGTTTTCAAATTTTATTTCAATTGCGGACAATACATCTAACTGTCCGGCGTCATTATTTAACCAGAAAGGATGATCACTTACCAAATATCTGAAATCTGTTCCGAGCGAAAAGTTCTCATGGTAACTCATTGCTACCATCATCTGTTCAAAGATCGGGTATAGAATAGCCTTCAGTACATTTGTGTAATGTTGCTCAGTTGTGTAATCCTGACTTGTAAGGTCGCAAATAAACACCCTGGGAGCGATGGTATAAAGGTAAGGCTCCGGGTATTTGATTTGATTTTCGTTATTATCCCAAACAAGCCATACTAAAGGATAAATCTGAAGTTGATTATTATCCTTCACTTTACATAATTTGAGCAGTTCCAAATAGGTACCATAGTTATAGTAAGGCGCAAGATTTGCCGGGTCATATTTTAATCTGGCTCTATCAACTACCTCACTAAACACATCAGGAAAATATTTGTAATCAACTACGCTCATATACCAAAATGATTAATTGTCCATTGTGGAGTAAAAATCCAATCCGGGTAATTCGATTTGTTAGCAAGAAGAAAGTTATAAGCAGAGGGCTCGCAGTTAAAACCATACGATAAATTAGCCCCTTTGACCGGTCCTGAAAAGAACTGTCTGTAATCATAAGGGATATGACCGTATAATTCAACCATGCGGTTCCATGCGTTACACATCTTTGGCACCGAGGAAGCCCTCGTCCCCTTCATGGTATCAGTCAGAACAATACCAAGCTGAGACAAATGGGTGACCTCCCTTTCGACATACTTATAAAAAGTGTAATAAGCTATAAGTGAAGTTTTTGAACTGTTCTTTAATCCCTCCCATTTCAGCGTTATCTCTTGACCGTTAAACGTATGGTCAAACTCAACGCCGTTAACCAGGTCTTTGTAAATCTGTTCCTGGTCTCCAACAACTTTAGCCTGATCAGCGATAAGAAGTGAATACAATTTATAACCAAGCAACTGAATCAATATCTCTTTTTCATACTGATCAATTGCCTGGCTTATTGCAGTCGCATTTGAGTTAACTCCGGATGGGTTTGGGATGTTTATCTCACCTATAAAATATGTGCTGTCAATTAGTGACATTACTTTTTAGCTTTCTTTGTTGCTTTTGGTTTGCGTGGGACTTTCTTCTTTGGCTCGCTACCTTCAATAGGAGTTGCGGAACCCTTTCTTAATAAGATCTCCGCAATCTTCCCATGAAGTACATGTTCAGTCCTTTTGCTGATAGCTTCCATTACTATTGACCTTTCCCGGTTACATACCAGTTAGTGCCATCAAATATCAACGTAAGTGCATTATATTGACCCGTTAGAGTCAAATCTCCGGCGCCGGAAATCATAAATTTCTGCGTTCCTGATCCGTTATGCTTAATTACTAATGTGGTATTTGATGTATTTATGATCCTGAGTAATTGGCCAGTAACACCTCCTACAAGTCCCTGGAGTGTGCATGCTGCTGTTACACGAAGTAAGCCAAGCCCCGCAACCGATTTCCCTGTTGTTCGAACACCCTTACAAGTATCAACACCAACAACTAAAGAGCCACCTGTTATAACTCCCGAAGTGGTTAATCCAGTAAGTCCACTTGCAACACCGGCAGCAGTAATTCCCCAAACTGAAGAGTTTAAAGCTATAGTCCCGCTGCCGCCTCCAATTGTAACAAGTGCATTAGATGTGCCTGTCCCTATGTTGGTAGCAAAATTCGAACTTGCATTAAGATTGACAGCCGCCCCGGTAATTGTAGTTCCCAAAGTACCTGTAATTAATCCATCCGCCGTTATGGCCCCTATTCCTGTCATTGCACCGGTCGTGGAAATATCCCAGTCACTTGAATTAACTGCAACTGTTCCGGTTCCGTTACCGAGCGTAAGAGCTCCTGTTCCCCCAGGCGTTACCGTTAATGCCGCATTTGCATCATTATCTTTTGATGTTAATGTCACGGTTCCGGATGTGGGCCGTGAGAATGTTACCGTTCCTGCACTTGTAGAAACATCATAGGCATTAGACGTTCTTATATCAAAAGCCGTAACTCTTACGCATTGAGTAGTTCCGCTTGCAACATATGAGACTTTCAGATAATTATAATTAACCGGGCTTGTAGATGTTATTACAACAGGGTTATTAGCTGTCGTGGTCCATGTTACGGGCGTCCCTATTGGGTGCCATGAGTCGGTTGACGTTATCCTTCCACGAAGCGTAACAACTACCGAGGGCGTTCCGGAATTTTTTAATATTGTAGTCGAGACGGTTTGATTCTGCATGTACTTCTGAATATTGGTAATCAGAATCACAAGTGAATCGCTCTGCACGATATGGAATTTACCTTTGCCTGCAATAGAATCAGCCGCCGTAAAAGTCATTGGCCACGCGAGCGAATTAGTTCCTGCCCTGATGTTTCCTGTTTTGTCCTGTGCCATGCTGAATGCAGTTATACTGATCAGCATAAGAATTGTAAGTAATTTCTTCATCATTTTTTCCCTTTCTTATGAGTTTCTTTCCTATGAGTTAAAACTCATCCTTAAACACTGATTGAAGAAATATCTGTTTCGGGAGCACTTGACAGGAATATTGCACCCGGTTTGCCAACTCCGAAAGCAGCGCGCATCCAGAATACAATTGTACGCATTCCTTCGGTTAAATCATTTCCATTAGTCCCGATTTCAAAGGAGATATCCTCCAAGAGACCAATTTCAGCAGCTTCATTCCACATCACGGTAACCCGGTCAACAGTCTGTTGTTTATTCAGGATAACAGCAAGCCCCCAAATAGATACAACCCGTCCCATTGTATCAAATACAACGTTACGGTTATTAACAGAGTTCCCGAGCTCATCTTTCTCCTGGCGAACATCGTTTAACATTGAAGGATGTAGGATAACAACGTTCACGTCCTGATCAGCAATCTCGGCCTGAAGTACCATCTTACCGATAAAATCAATAAGGTTAGCGCCTTTAACCGTTCCGAGTCCTGTTGACGAAAATGCGGTGTAGTTACCTGCATAATACATACCCCATGCAGTTGCGGAGTTATCGCCGGTTGTGGAGAATATTGCAGCATCCAGAGTAGAAAGGATTTTATCAGGTGCGATCCTGTTCAATTTGCTTTCAAGACGTGGCAGATCGGAAAGGTTCTCTTTAGATACCCGGAAATAAGTTGCATATTCAATAGCCTTGAACTCGACTGTTTTGAATTTAATCGAAGACTGTGCTGCAGCGGATCCTTCAGCTTTGACCCCGGCACCATCATAATAAGTATGCTCAACCAGAACGCCCATGTACTTGTTTACAATCGGATCCGTCGGGAGGAACTGCGTACAGTGGGTATCTTTTGTAAGATTGATCTGTACATCCTTCATCTTATAGTCAGTCAGATAACCGATTGAAGTACCCGGACTTGAACCTGGAGCAACTGACAAAGCGGTTGTCATATCAACAGCGGCCTTAATGGTCAGTTTTGTATCGTTTCTGTCCCATCCTTTAACGGTAAGTGCTTTTTTACCGGTAAGCGGATCGATCACAATCTCTTCAACCAACTTGTCGCGTTCCAGTGATTTGCGGAGAATTGTTCCGAAACCGGATTTTTCTGATTTCTTACCTTCCTGCGGAACTTCTTTCATTGCCTTCAGGTCTGCACGTGCAGCCAGCAACTCTTCCTTAACTTTCAGAAGGTCATCATTGACTGCCTTCAGTTGGAGGTTTGTAAATTCCTGGGATTTGGTTTCAAGTTTCAAGAGGGCTTCATCAACAGCTTTTTTATCCATTTTGCCTTCAGCTGCTTTAGTGGCAATTTCTTTATACTCAGCGGTGAATTTGGTCACGGCTTCAGTAGATGCGGCAGTTACTTTGTCAAGTAATTCCTGTTCTTCTTTTGTCATTTCAATTTAAAATTATTTGTTAATACTTTAAAATCTATCTTTTTCAGAGTGGAGTTATCCGGCTCTAAATTATCATGAGTGCCATTGAGCGGCTCATTTTTATTCATCCCATTATCAATAGTTGGTGTGCATGTATTACTTGCAAGTGGTACAGCTGATCCTTCAATACATTTAGCCTCCAGGACATACCAGAAATAACCATTTTCGTCTGCTACATCCTGATTTGCTATCTGAGGGTAATACTTATTCCACGCTTCAAACTCATTAAGGCACTCCTCGTTATTGATAGCAATATCCATCTTAACATAATACATACCAACTGAGTGATTTCGCACCCATCCGTTTGCATACTGATTGAACATATACTCATTACGCTTACGGAGTATCTCAGAATCAAACATCAGGGCCTCAGTAGTGCCTGGATAAGAATATCCCAGTTCTGACCAATTAAAACGCTTTGTGTAAGCCTTCAGATTTGTACCGTCTGCAATAATCTTTTCAAACTCCATATCATGTTCCTGGAGGTGCATGATGTTTTTGTTGTCTAAAAGACTTTTATTCCACAAACCGGGCAGATGAAGATCGCCATGCGCATCCAGAAAGTTAGTCGTGTTGATTACACAAACGACTTTTAGAACATCGGGGTTAATAGGGTCAACTATAACATCCTCCTTTTTTGCTGACTTTTTAGGATCAAAAACAATGATAGGTTTGACAATAATAGGACAATCAGTTTCTTTTTTAGCCGCTTTTTTTTGTGCGATTAACTTGTCTTTATTGTCGAATAAGAACTTAAATAGTTCTTTTTTAGTTGCAAATTCTGAATTCCCGTAACGTTCCATTGCCCTTATTTTTTAATCATTTCGTGATCATCAATCTGCCTCTGTTTTAACTCCCGGAGTTTCTTAATCTGCTCCTTGGTGAGTTTCTTCTTTTTTTTATCGGTTTTCTCAGTTTCCATAATGCCTAATTTACTGCCGGTTCTGGTATTGGTTGATTTACCGCTGGCTTATTTGACACTCCTGTTATTTTATCCCTCTCAAACTTGTATATATCCCCTCCTTCAACCGGATCAGCATCATAAGCAATGCTTAAATACTGGTTCCATGTTATGAGATTATTATTATAACCCAGCTCGGCACTTCTTGAATTCATGCTTATTGCGGTAGCTTTTTCCTTCTGAGCTTCCTGAAGGGCCGGGATATGTGAAAAATCAGTTTTTAATTCAAACCCGTACTTTTGCATATTTAGACGTTCAGTCCAGTATGAATCTTCATTCTCAACCTGCGGGATAGTCGTATCTTGGTACAACCTTCTTACTGCTTGCGCCTGGTTTTCAAATGTTGCACCCGCTATATAAGTTTTGTAAAGTTCCGCCGGGACCTTAAAACAGTTTGAAATTATCATTGCATTATTCGAAAACTCTTCATAGACACCAAGCTCTTTAGAGTTCATTATTGTTTTGATAAAATCAATATCTGTATAGCTTATAAGATATTGCTTTTGATCTCTTTTTATACCATATTCCGCTTTGAATGTTGCGTCAATCTCCTTTTTCTCTTTTAGCCCCAGCGGTATCTGGGTACCGGCTGCATCTTTGTTATTGGCCTTAATAATTCCCTGCATGCCTCGTGAACTTAAAATAACGTTCATTGCCTCAAATGCCAGTTGAGTATTCGTTACAGGATATTTCAGGTTTTCAATCCGGGATGAACCTATAATTGAGTTACCAATTCCAGAAACATTAATATCGTTGAAGTGAATTATCCGGTCTGGGTCAAACTCTTTAATGGGATTGTAATTTGACAGACAGTATTTTTCAATGATTCCCTTCAAGTCAACCTGATCATAAAGCTTACCGGTCTGCCTTACTTCCGTATATTCAGACGGTAAATTATACATAGTCTTTACTGTCAATATGTCAGTATCATACGAATCTGAAGGATTGTTCAGATAAACATAATTATTCCCGAACGTGCAAAACATATACTCACGTTCATAATTAAACTCCTTTGGCGACTGTAATGGGTTTGGCCTGAATGTAAATAGCCTCCGGGCATTCTGCACCCCTTGACGTGTATCACTCCAAGGGATCTCTTTGCCGTCAAGGTCAACCAGGTATTTCTTGCCGTTTGCCGCTGCACTGGCCCGGATATCTATACAGCCATATAGAACAGGATTCTCCGCAACGGCCTGCCGGTACTGAGAATTATTACCCAAACTAAGCCATGCCGGTTTGTCTATAAGGTATTGAAAGGTAGAGGAGTTAACAGCACTGCGGCTGATGCCGGATCGCTTGAATAATGATGTAAATGTTTCCCAAAAAGGATTATCTGCCATTACAAAAATAGCTTTCCTGTAAATCTATGACAGATAATCTGATTGTATTAGTGTAATATGCTTGTTAATTTCTAAGTCTTAGAATTTATCTATTTTGCTTCCTCAAGAACTGCAATCACTCTTGGACCTGTTCGCCCTGGTAATTTAATGACCTCATGACCGGAGGGGAGTAATCCTTTTTTTGCCATATTCTCAATTGTCTTAGCACAAACATTTTTATTTCGTACTTTAAATTGACTGCAATATTCTTTGAGAGTATAGAGGGTATAGATCATGTGGATTTTATTTGTCTAACTGATTATTTTTAGCAGCCAAATCTTCCATTTCCTTTATGAGCAACTTAATTGCTACCATGTCAATAGATTCTTTTTTAAATTCTGACAGAATTTTGTTGTGTAATTTTTGTATGATACCTTGGTTTATTTTGACATTCATGATTATAGTACTCATACTATCAAGTATTGTATTCATATTCCTGATAAAATCCTTCAGATGATCAGTAGATTTATCCGTGTTCTTTTGTGTTTCAGGAATATAGGTCACTTCATAAAATCCCTGATTTGATCTCGTTATTTCTGCATTACAGGGATAAATAAATATATAATCTTCTGAAATACCCGGGTCAATCTGAACTTTTGTTATTTCAGGGAATTTTGAAATGTTAATTTCTGTTTTGCTGATTAAGCAATAAGGCGCATAGTACCCGTTCTGTTTTGCTTTTTCGATCGTGCTTTTTATTAATACATCAGTTTCTTTTGTGGTTCTCATAACTTTGGTTTTTTAGTTTATAATTTCAATCAGCCACGCCCCATTTTTACACACTGATTTCTTTTGAGGGATGTGGTTACTTGGTAGCTTGCCCTCCCTGCGCCGTCTTAATATAGTACTGACAGACACTTTCTTTTTATTCAGTGGGAACCTTTGAGCGTATTCGGTAGGGGTGAGAATCATGGCTTGTCTATTAGTTCTGTTATCTCAGGTATTTTGACAGGTGCTTTCTTTGTAAAGTACTTTGTTTCAAGTTTACAGCAGTTTTTTACTTTCTTTTTTGACCCACAAGGGCAAAGGTCATTCCTGCCAATGCTTTTTGCAATTAACGGCCTTCCATTGCCGGTAATGAAAGGATATTTCCGGGTTTCTTTTTCCCTTTTAGGATCCAGGTTTGAAGCGTCTTTTTCTGTCATGCTTTTAGTTTTGTTTTATAGGGTGTTGCTTTCTGACTAATAATCTAATATTCAGCTAAATAAAAATTTCATTCTTTTCCGTAGTTTGCTTAATACAGAAGTTGTTTTTTTAACTTCTACAAAATTAAAGCTAAACTCCCCTCTGAACTTGCGGGTACCTGTAATACTGGCATCTTCCCCTACCAAAATAAAGTGATTTTTAGTTATTACCACATCCGTATCATCCAATAGCAGGGGACTGTGTAACTCGAAGGTCTTGTTTTTAATAACAGCATGCTCTGATATCATATTCCGAATATCAACATCATCAAGCACCTCAATAGGATTGTTCTTACTGAATACAGCAGGACTAATTATCGCTCCAACTAATCCAATACCTGCCAATTTTAAAAATTCACTTCTTTTCATAATTGTAAGAGTTTTAGTTATTCTTTAAACTTATGATTTCCATAAATATATCAACAAAGATCAATAATAGACCACAAATAACAAGTACTATTTTTGCTCTTTTGCAATATAAACCCATTGCCTTCAAAAATATCTTATCTCTATCTGTCATGAATCTTTAAAGTTCAGGTTTGCGAATTCCCCAAACAGTTCTTTTGCTTTTTTATCATAGGCATGAGCAGCCGCTTCTTCAGTCTTGAATGTTCCTAAATGAATGGGAATCCTATTTATCCTGATTGAAGCATGAATATATTCATATTTTACCCCGTTTATAATGTTCGATGAATAACATACCCCCAAATATTTACAACGTCCATGCGCTGTACAATTCCTATTGTTATCAGCAATAGTACAGTTTCTTATATTTGATCTTTGATTATTCAAACCATTGTGGTCTTGATGATCCACCTGTAAATTGTCAGGTGTTTTCATAATTAACCGGTGCATTTTTATAATCGGATTCCTTCCTTTTTGTGCATAGAATGTATTTCTGCTTTTAGCAGCATACCATTTGAATTGGCTTAAATATTCAAAATCTT